GGAAAGTTAGATTGAAATAGATCGGCTGTCCGGTTCAATTGAGAGAAGGAACGTTCCAGTTCCAGTCAATTGACTCAACAAAGAAAGATCCAAGACTGCACCCCTAGTTCGAAGGACAAAGGCTACAGATACAAACTTAATAGTTTGATTTACGTCTGTAGTTTTCGAATATCCTTGATAAAAGGCTAAGGGTGTCAACGGCACAATGAGCCCCCCATTAGTGAAGGTAAGATTTGGTAGGATCTGGTCATCGTTTGTCGCTAAAAATAGCTGAGCACGAAAACGACCAGACACCAAAAACTTTATTTCACCCGATGGGGCCACCTCATAGTATGGAGTTGACTTGAGTCTTGAAATGAGAGAAGTGAAAGGAAGGTCTTGTGAATTGTATTCAAGGGTTGCTATAGCAGAACTGGACGGTTTCCTCTTCGTGAGAACACAAGAGTACTTGATTGTCCAGAGACCAGTTGGCGTGCCAGTAGTAACAGAAGTGGATCCAATGAATATCCGTTTGAAAACCTGGAATCGAACGTCAGATGATGAGGAAACATCCCCATCTACGTATCGATCAGTTTTGTCACATGGAATTCTAAGGACTGTTTTCTGCCAAACTGGTGTCGAGACTGAGTCTTTAACTGCCCGAGCATCTTCAAGACTTTCCGGAGGTGCGTCTGTCGGATCTGACAGAGCTCCAAACAGAATCTGACCTTGTGTTTGCGTCGAGCTAACAGGCTCATAAGTGAGCGTAACGTTAGTGAAGCGATACAATTGGTAATTCTGTGCCTCCTTAGCAAGTTGGATTAGGCCTGGTGCGTTTGCAGATAGGTTGAAAACTCCTCCCTGATCGTAGCCTTGTTCGGTTGGGCGATACGTAGATAAGAATGTCTCAGTTCCTGAAACAGTTCTTCGATCGTAGCCGCTCGATGACATAGCTCCGCCAGATTGGACGTTTCCAATGACTGCAGGTGCAGACACTTGTTTTGATCCATCATTGCCCTTCTTCTTCTTCTCTTTCTTTCTTTTCTTGTTGAGAGTTGATTTGACAAGAGTTTCTACTAAGTCATAGCTCGCTCTAGTTAATGGAGTAGTATTTGACATAACTCTAATCTCTCTTTGGACAGCTTTTCTAGCTGCATTTCCGATCTTCATCGCCGGTTTTCTCAGTCGGTTCATCTAGTTGTATGGGATACTTTGCTAGTCAAAGGACTGTACATCTACCTAAGTTGAACACGTTGCCGTGCAGTCTCTAGGCGTTCCGACGCTTCAGGGTTAAGTCGACAAAAGGGTGACACGCGATAGGGCGCAAGACCAAGTATGCCTCTGGATATATCCAGGTGCAAACCCAGCGCATAGCCCCCTATCTTTGATCAACGTATCTCCCGATTGAAGCCTGAAGTCATCTTAGCTCCGAAAGTCCCCCGGACACAGGTCCAGGACACGTGACTCTCAGTATTTGGCAACTTAATAAGTAGACCCCATGATTTCTACGTGGTTCCACGGGTTTGGTTGGTTTTCCTTCCGAACTGAGAAATTATGACAAAGTCAAATTGCCACTTTTCTTCAGCAGTGGCATGACGTTCTTCACAGATGTAATTGACCCGAAAAAGTTTGGCCTTAAAGGTTTAAACTTAGTTTCGTTTCGAGTGTCAAAGATCGGGGAAAAGGTTGTCTGTGGCAAAACCTCATCATATAACGACTCCGGCTCTGAATCAGAGTCATTCGTTAGAGGAATTGCTACGTCTGCCCTACCCTTATCGTTGAATACATCTTCGCGAGGTTCAAAGAACAAGTCTTCGTCTTCATCAAGAGCATAGAAAAGCTCCTCTCTCCTTTCTTGGGAAATTAACAACGAAGGTCTCGTTTCGGCTTGCTCTGCTAAGGCAAGAAGGTCGTCTGGTGATGGGATTGGTTTCCTCTTCAAGTTTTTCAACTTTATAGAGTTATCAACCTTTTCTTCGACTTCAACCTTCTTAACGCCCGCAGCTGCTTGCTGATCGAGATACTCTTCTGAAGTTTCAACCCAAATTAATGGAGAGAAGTCTTCAATCTTCTCTTTTGACAAGACTGGCAACTTCTTTGAATTGACCTCTTTCAAGAACTTTTTTGAGATTGACTTTATTTCTACTTCAACTGACGGTTTTACTGGTAAAGTAAGTGGTTGCTCAATCATCTTGTAACGATCTGGAACAAATTGACGTTCAACTTTGTCAATTCCGTGAATGTTCCATTGAGACAAAACATCCGTCGGTCGTCTAGCTGTTATCGAAACTCTCTTCTTTAAGAAGACCTCAGGAATTTCAAAGCCTTGAACTTTCGGAACTAGAGAAATCTGTTCTGTTAGTTTAATCAAGTCTTCGGCATTTCCAGAGTAATTCTTTTGGAGTTGATGTAACAAGTAATTAGCTAAACGCCCTTGGAATGGTGTTATGTTGTAATCTAATCCAGGTGGACGTGGAAAACCACAACCACCAAGTTGTTTAGGGATGAAAAGATTGAATCTGCCATTCGACGCTAAACGTTGAACTAGAGGCAGATTATAAAAGACAAATCTTTTCGCCAAACGATTCGGATTAGGAGTGTCTACAACAGCCTGTCTGTAGAGTTCTTCTGCAGGCATGTCTCTTAACACGTTACGAGATAGTCCCTTTGATTGAGCCAATAGTAATCCAACATTGACCCACTTAACTTTCTCAAATCTCACTTGATTGATCCCGTTCAAATCCTCGACGCACTTGAACATCTGACTATTAACCATCAGATAGTTCTCATGAACGTAGTTCTTGCCCACGGAGAGAAAGAATCCAGCAGACTTGATCTTGAGCTGCCAGATTGCATAAAGAGCATTGTTTGCCCTGAACAGTATGTCATCGCCGTTTACTAAAACTGCGAGGCGGTCGAACTCTTGTTTTGTTAATGGTCTTCCTAGGAATTCCTCTAGCGCTGCAATGTAGCAGGCTAAATTAACAATACACAAGATTGGGAAAGACAAAGTCGATCCCATCAACTGCCCGTTCGTTTGTAAGAAAGGAGCGAGTCTATCATGTCCAGAATCAGGCAAACCTTGTCTAAGCTCTGTTCCAGCGGCTTTCAC